GAATTGAAAGGAGAAAAAATAATGCTTGAATGTAAAATTTGTGGCACTAAATTCAATGCCGTTATCGAGAGACATTATCTTGCTCGTGATAACGGAAAAACTGGGCTGGCAGTTGCCTTTGGCTCTACTGCTGAAGAATGCCTGTATGATGCATTTGACTGCCCGATGTGTGGTTGTCAGGTAATCGCAAAAGAGCGTAAGCGTGATTATATTTCGTTTGTCAAGGAGGATGAAGATGATGAACAGATCTGAGACTCTTGATAAAGCAAAGGCTTGTGTATGCGGGCAGAGAGAGAATGAATACGGCTCTCCGGAAGATAATTTCGTCGCTATTGCTGGCTTTTGGAGCGTCTATAAAGGCGTTGAATTCACTGCAAATGATGTTGCCATGATGATGGCACTTCTTAAGATTGCACGAATCCGGACAGGCACGGCTACGGACGACAGCTATGTCGATTTGGCTGGATATGCTGCCTGTGGTGCTGAAATCAACTCTAAAAACTGAAAAGGAGAATAACAAACCATGAAAAATAAAACTGAAATTATGAAGAGCGTGAACGGCGTGACTTCCAAGGCCGTTATGAAGCTCAAGAAGCACAGCCCCGAGATTCTCGTTGTAGCTGGTATTGCCGGTACGGTCGTAAGTGCCGTTCTCGCTTGCAAGGCCACCACTAAGGTAGCAGAGATTCTCGATGAAACTAAGGGTACTCTTGATACCATCCATGAGGGAATGGAAACCGGTGCAATCAATGGCCAGGAGTATACGACCGAGGACGGCAAGAAGGACACGGTTGTGGTCTATGCTCAGACGGGTATGAAGCTCGCAAAGCTTTATGGTCCTGCCATCATTCTTGGTACGCTGTCCATTACCAGCATTCTGGCATCCAACAATATTCTTCGCAAGCGCAATGTGGCTCTTGGTGCTGCTTATGCTGCAATCGATAAGAGCTTCAAGGAGTATCGTGGTCGAGTTATCGAGCGTTTCGGTGAGCAGGTCGATGCCGAACTCAAGTATGGCATCAAGGCGAAGAAGTTCGAGGAAATCGAGGTTGATCCCGAGACCGGCAAGGAGAAGAAGGTCAAGAAGACTGTGATGGTCGCTGACCCTAATCTCCAGCTGTATATTTCGACAGCAAGAGCCGCAACTACGAAACCAATCCCGATTACAACCGCATGTTCCTCAAGGCACAGCAGGCATTTGCAAACGACAAGCTTCAGACCCGTGGTCACCTCTTCCTGAATGAGGTTCTGGATGATCTGGATCTTCCTCGTACCCCTGCTGGTCAGATCGTCGGTTGGACAAAGGATGGTCCGGACGGCTATGTTAATTTCCGCATCGTTGAGGTAGAGCGTGAGACCGAGGATGGTCGCCATGAGCCGGCGCTTCTGCTCGACTTCAATGTTGAGGGTAACATCTGGGAAAAGATGTAATCAACCACCTTCAGACTTGGACTGGGGGTGATATTTTTAATGTAAAGGAGTTTTAATAATGCGCATCAAACCACGAGCGATAGCCGCCGTTCTCTGCATGATATTCTTTGTTGGTTTTGCAGTATGCGGTGTGGTTCGCTCTACAGATAAAGAAACATCGGAGATCAAGCAATCTTATCCGGTTCTTGCGGAGGCAGAGCCAGTGATTATGGCGGATCTTCTGATGGAATCTCCTAACTTAACACCTGAAGTGAAGAATGAGCCGGACTATCCTCTTACACAAGAAGAAATCGACCTCATAGCACTCGTAACCATGGGTGAAGCTGAAGGAGAAACAGAACTGGGAAAACGCTTGGTCATTGATACAATTCTTAACCGTATTGACCATCCATCTTTCCCGGACACTGTGTACGATGTTATTTATCAACCCAATCAGTTCAGCGTGATGTGGAACAGCAGGATTGACCGTTGTTATGTCATGCCTGAGATTGTTGAGTTGGTAAAAGAAGAACTTTTGGAACGGACAAATTACGATTGTGTGTTCTTCATGGCCGGAGGATACAGCAAGTATGGTGAGCCTTTGTTTCAGGAGTGTTGTCACTACTTTTCGAGTTATGACTGAAAGGAGAACATAAAATGAAAGCTTTGTTTTCGTACATTCTTTCCACTATAGCAGGGCTTTGCCTCGTAGGAGGCATTGCTGTTCTCTCCGGTGGAAAGGAGTAAATAATGGATATTCTGGATGATTTCATCTCAACCGTCGATGCCATGTTGGACAGTCGGCGGAAAAGACACATTACTGGCGGGATTCTTCTGAGTGCAGCATTGCTGTTCGGAGGTCTCGCCATTACTGTTGTTACAATTCAAACTGACGAGGAGGAATACGAAGATGAGTAAAACCGGTTTCGCTATGTTTCTGGCTGGAGCCACGGTAGGCGCCGCAGCGACATGGCTTTGTCTTAGACGGTATTACGAGCAGATTGCACAGGAAGAGATCGATTCTGTGAAAGCGGCATTTGCCGAAAGAAAGCCCGTAAACACTAATATTGTCAAGAATGAAAAGAGCAATGAAAAGCAGGAGGAAAATCAGCATAAGGCAGATATTGCCAAGCTGAAACCCGACCTGGTGAATTATGCTGCTAAGCTTCAGGAAGAGGGCTATACCAATTACACGGAGCACAGCAAGAAAAATACTGAAGAAAAAAAGGATGATCCTATGCCCAATGAACCTTATGTCATCTCTCCGGACAATTATGGTGAGAATGACAATTACACGCAAATCAGTCTGGTCTATTATGCTGGTGACGGGGTCCTTGCCGACGATGAAGATGAAGTCGTCGAGGATATTGAGGACACTGTTGGCGAAGACTTTGCTGAACATTTCGGAGAGTATGAGGACGATTCGGTCTTTATTCGTAACGACCGTCTGAGATGCGATTATGAAATTCTCAGAGACAATCGCTCTTTCTCCGATGTGGCTGAAGGCTCCAACTACTAATAGGAGGATCGAATGACTGAAATTGAGCTGAACAATGAATATTTTGAGTGGATGTGTCAGCTCGTATGTAACGAACGATATAGCCGGAGGCTGTCTTATCAGAAGCTTCTTCGTCATCTGCATAATATTGATTTTCAATATATGCTGCCGATGGACGGAAATCGAGCAGAAGATGGGATAGACCTCCGGTATCGTTTTGGTTATGAAAAAGAATACGAGGGTCTTATGATTGCCAGTTATCTGGATAACCGCCCTTGCAGTGTATTGGAGATGCTTATTGCCTTAGCGTTTCGTTGCGAAGAACATATTATGACCGACCCGGATATCGGTAACCGCATGGGACAGTGGTTCTGGAACATGATTGTCAGTCTGGGTTTAGGGTCGATGAGTGATTCTCGATTTGATGCGGCGTATACGGACGATGTAATATCTCGATTTATGAACCGCAAATACAAGCGAAATGGCGAAGGCGGTTTGTTTACCGTCGAACGCTGCAAGTATGACATGAGAACTGTTGAAATCTGGTGGCAGATGAATTGGTATTTGGACAGCATCCTATGAAGGAGAATTATCATGATTCATACGCAAGTGTACGGGTTTTTTCAGACATGCTTACCCGACCAGGCAAAGGAGGTAAAAGAATACTTCCCAAATGGTAAAAACAGCATTCGAATTCGCAAAACCAACGGACAGGAATTTATATTTTCGTTGAGAGAGCCGAAGGCTTGGAAGTTTGAAACGATCGATCAATTTCTTGTCGACATGAAAGGAGAAAAGAAACATGGATGAAATGATTCGTTATATTTTCGGAAGTCTTCGCTGCTCCGAAACTGCAATGCGTGTGTTTGCTAAGACGCTCAGAAAACAGAGGTCTTTCAATCGCAGCACCGTCATGGTCGCCACGGTTATGACTGTGCACATGCTTATCCAGGACTTGGAGATTCGCAGTATGCGTGACGAGATCGGGAACCTTAAAAACGAAATCAAGGAGCTTAGAAAAACGGAAGGAGACTAAAGAACTTCGATGATCGACTTTTTAATGATTTCGACCCGTAGTACGAAGCGTGGTGTAATAGAAATCTATCCGAAGTTTATCATTAAGAAAAGCTCCGACCTGATGATTAGAGGCGGTGACTTCTATGCCATTTGGTTAGAAGACCGAGGTTTATGGTCTACGGATGAGCAAGATGCGCTCCAGCTTATTGACCGGGAACTTG